TCACCGGGTTGGCAGCTCATCGTACAACCCCTCGTCTTCAGGCGTGTAGCTATTCAGAAAGGCGCTGTGGCAGCGGATAGGCATCGCCGGGCCGGTCTGGTAGATGATGGGTCGGTAGCGCGGAAGGGGCAACGGTTGCCCGCTCTCTTGGGCGACGGCCAGCCAGGCGGCCTTGGCCAGCTCGAGCTCGGCCACGGCCGCGGCCGGGGTGGGGCCGAAGGCGGAACAAGCGACCAGGTCGGGGATGTCGGCGATGTAGCCGTCGTCTTCCCGGCTATAGAAGATGTTGATGTGGTAGTCGTTCATGGTTCATCTTGGTTTGGGGACAAAGCGGGAGACGGGATTCGGACCCGCGACATCCTGCTTGGAAGGCAGGCGCTCTACCGCTGAGCTACTTGATACGACTGGTAGTAGGCCGTTCCTGGTGAGCTACTACGGGTTGTGGTGCGGCGGGCGGTTTGACCCACTGCGCGTTTGCGGCGGCAGGCGGACAGGTGCTATCCGCATGTAGTCCGGTTTTATGTCAATGGCGACATAAGTACGATAGTGTGAACGTCCGGCTAGGGAAGGCTTAGGGTCTGGTCGTAAGCGGCCAGGGCCGATGGTAGCAGATCGCCACGGGCGACCAGGTTGACGATCAGCGGACGGTAGCGGGGCCAATCGGCCGCGGCGACATCATGCGGCCGGGCGCCATGTTCAAGGTAATAGATCAACGCGCTAAGTTGATCCACATAGTGTAGGCGGCCCTGTTGCCGGGCACGGGGCGCGCCGCGGACGTGGTAGGAATGGGCCACGACCTGATCGGCTTCACGGTGCGCCTGGCGCAACATATCGCGATAGGACAGGTTTTGCACACGAGATATGAAAGCGTCGAAATCGTAGCGTGACATGGAGGTGTTCCTGTGCGCATGGTTATGCCGGGTCTGTTGACCGTGTTGGTGGGCCGGCGGGCCTGCGGTAAGTCGTTTGTGGCACGGGCACTCGAGGCGCATTATGCGCACCTGGGGCAAAGCTGCGCGCATTTCGCGCTCGCGCCGGTGGACTGGGCCGCGGTTGACGCGTCTCTGCTGCGTTATGACAACGTGCTGTTGGAGTGCCGACGGTTGCCCGCCCGCGCTCGGCTGCCCCGGAATGCGCGCATTCTGCGGTTTGGCAGCGTTGGGCGGACGCCGGAACCCCCCTTTCTGGCGCAGTCGGCGCTCGAGAACTCTCCTTGACCTTTCCGCGGCCCCCGGTGTATAATAGAACGCACGTTCTATTTTTCCGAGGCCCAACATGCCAAAACGCAAACGCAAGAAGCTCTTTCCGCTGCCCGCGCCCCAGCCGAGCGCCGACCACGGCCGGCTGCTGCGCGTGTTGGCGAAGCTGCTGCGCCAGATCGCCGACGAGTTGACGCGCATCGCCGACGGTTAGGCCGGGACGGCCGCCGGGTGGGGTGCGCGCCGGCGCCGGGGCTGCGGCCCGGCCTGGTAGATGACGGGCCGATAGCGCGCGGGCGGCACGGGCAGCCCGCTCTCCTGGGCGACGGCCAGCCAGGCGGCTTTCGCCAGCTCGAGTTCGGCCAGGGCCGCGGCCGGCGTGGGGCCGAAGGCGGCGCAGGCGACCAGGTCGGGGATGTCGGCGATGTAGCCGGCGTCTTCCGGGCTGTAGAAGATGTTGATGTGGTAGTCGTTCATGGTTCGTCCCCTCAATCCCCCTGGGCCATGCTGCGCACCAGGCGCAGGAGCATGGCGCGCGCTTCGGCGCCGCCCACGCCCCGGTAGCGGGCGAGCAGTTCGCCTTCGTCGGCGCTGAGGCCCGTGTCCAGCCCCAGAAAGTATTCTACCGGCCGGCCGAGGATGCGCGCAAGCTGGAAGACATGCTCTATCGAGAAGGGGAAGCGGCCTCGTTCGTAATGGCTGTAGCTCTGATACTCCAAAGATAATCCCTTCGCCACTTCGGAACGATCCATACCGGCATCTTCGCGCGCCCGGATAACCCGCTTTCGCAATTCATCTTCCCGTCTGGTCAGCATCTTCTCCCTCAACGGAAGTATATCACGAGTTTCGCAAATTGGTTTGTAAACCCCTTGACAAGCACGTCCCTATGTGGTATAAAGATTGTGCCGTTGCGGGACGGCCTTCTCTTTCTCCCGCAAACTCCCTAATAGGGATATAGTAAGTCCCCAAACTTAGCATCCAGGAGGCGCCATGGAATTTGGTGTGCAGCTCAAGACGCTGCGGAATGCGCGGGGTTGGACGCAGGATCAGCTCGCCGAGCAGGCGGGGATCCCGAATACGTACCTGTCGCTGATGGAGACGGGGAAGATCGTGCCGGCCGGCGAGTGGGCGCGCCGGCTGCGCGCGGCGCTGGGCTGGACGGCGGAGACGGATGATCTGTTGACGGCGTTGCACTTTTCGCGCCACACGGCCGCCCCACTCGCCGAGCTCGAGCTGGCCGTCAGCGGCGCGTACGATGAGCCGCTGGCCGGCCCATCTGTAAACTGAGGGATGGACGCCGATACTTTGATCGCCCAACTCCGGCCCGCCCTCAACCTGCACACGCCAGACAGCCCGGTCCGGATCATCGCCGTGCGCCAATTGCAGCCGCAGGAGCGCCGGACTGAATACGACATCATCATGCAGACATCCACCGATCCCGACCTGATTCACCCGGGTGGCGCCACTCTGCCATCCGACCGCATCACGGGGATCAAATGGCATCCCCACGACAGCCGATCCATCCGGCTCAGCGTCGCCGCCCGCAGCAAAGACGGCGCTGAGAAAAGAACGCACACGTTCGTTTTTCTCGGTTCGCCGGCCGACATAATGAACGCCATCGTCGCGGCGCAGGATGCCGGCGTTTGGCAGATGGCGAGCGAGGAGCTATCACCATGAGCTACGAGGTGGATCCGACGCCCCGGACGCGGCGCTGGCGGGGGATCAGCGTGCAGATCCCGGTGAAGACGACGCAGGTGTCGCCCCCGACCCAGCCGGCGTTCGATTTCGACCAGGCGGCGCGGCCGGTGCAGAAGACGGATTTGACGATTGAGCAGCGGTTCTTGGACTGGTGCCAGGCCAATCCGGGCATCCTGCGGACGCTGCGCCAGATGGCGTTGGCGCGGGTGGCGGCGGGCGAGACGCGGATCAGCACGAAGGAGTTGATCGAGGATCTGCGGCGGTCAGGCCCTTCGATCAACTCAGGGCGCGAGCCGTACAAGATCAACAACATCTTCACGAGCCGGCTGTCCCGCGTGCTGAATGATGATCCACGGCTGGCGGGGTTGATCGAGTTGCGGGCGTTGAAGGCGGAGTAGGGCCTGGGGAGAGTTGGCAACCGGGCGACGGTTGCCAACTCTGCGGAGGCGAGGCGATGCAGACGAAGCAACGAGCGCCGGCGGCGACGCATCCGGCGGCGGGTGAGTTGGTGTATGCGGCCGAGCCGGCCGGGCTGGTGGCGCCGGTGTCGCCGTGGGTGGGCGAGGATGCGCTGCGGGCGTGTTTGTCGGTGAACACGGATGCGGCGATCGTGCGGGCGTTCGATCAGTTACCCTCGGCGGTGCGGGGGTGGTTGTTGACCCGGCCGAAGTATGAGACGGTGAGCGTGCATCGGTTGGGGGAGCTGGCGCGGGGCTGGCGGGAAGAATCGCGGCGCTACGGGCTGGATTCGTATCTGCGCGGGTGGCTGACGGAGCGGGCGCAGGCGTTCGAGCAGGCAATTTTGATTCTGGAGGGGAGCCATGAGAGACAACGTGTTGACGGTGGCGACGATGAAAACGCCCCGCTTTGATGCCGATCGGCATGTGCTGCGGTCGGTGCGGGTGGATCGGGACGTTGCGGCCTGGCGGCTGGCGAACGAGGAGCGCGCCGCCCGGCGCTGGCGGGCGAAGTGGTTGATCGCGATTGTGGTCGGGGTGCTGCTGCTCATCGGGGTTTGTCTGTTGCTGCCGGGCACGGCCGGGGCGACGGCGGATGCGGCGGTGGGCTGCGTGGGGTATGAGGCGGCCGGCCGGGTGACGAATGTGAGCCGGGGGTATGTGGCCGGGTATACGTTCGGGAAGCCGACCTGGTTTTTCGGGGTGCGCACGGCGAAGGTGTTCCGGGTGGGGGAGCGGGTGCTGGTGCGCGGGTGTCAGGACACGGAGCGCCAGCTGCGGGCCGTGACGCTGCAGCGGTTGCGGTAGGCGTCAGGAGGCAGGGGTCAGGAGTCAGGGGTCAGGAGTCAGGAGTCAGGGGTCAGGGGTCAGGAGTCAGGGGTCAGGGGGCAGGAGTCAGGGGTCAGGAGGCAGGCCATTCGCCTCGGCGGGGCCGGGGTTGGCATAGCGCGCAGGGTGGCGGCGCCCGAAGATGAGAAGCCGCGGCGGGTGGCCCAGCGCCCGATTAGACCAAGCTGGTGGGTGGCCCCCGGGCCTTTGTCGTGGAAAACCGGATAGCTACTACGATTGAAACCGACCGCCGGCGTGATGCCTTTATGGGGCCGGGGCAGCCGCCGGCAGGTCTTCGGAATGCGGAACGGTGAATGCGGAATGCGGAATGACGGGGTTCGCCCTGTGCGGTAAGGGGCTGTGCTGGCGGCGCTGAGTGTTGGCAGCGTCCTCCTTCGCCAGGCACAGCTCCTTACCGGGCCGGGTGAGCGCCGGTCTGGTCGCCTCGGTTGCCCCGTTGTGCGCTCCGCATGACCACTGCGCTGGTGGGGCCGCTGGTCGGTCGGGGGGTCGGCCAGCGGCAAGCGGGGTGGGGGGCGGGGGGCGGGGGGCGGGGGTGATCCTTCGACTGCGCACCGGCAAACGGCCGCCGGTGCTCCGCTCAGGATGACACGGTGACATGGTGACGTGGTGATCGGGTGAATGCCGGCCAGTGGTCGGTTGACATCGGCGACGCCGGCCGTGGCAGGCGACGGCGTGGTCTCAGCGAGAAGGCGGCCCCCTGCGGGCGGGCTGTAGGGACAGGATAACTCGCGCCGGACCCTGTAACCGGCGGGTTCACTTTTTAGCGTAGCACAGGCGACTGATTTTGCACCCCAGGAGTTGGCGCATGTTTATTGCGGGTTTGCTGATTACCGGGTCGTTGTTGGCGATTGGGCATTGGTTCCCCTGGCCCAAGCGGTTGCCGCGGCTGGCGGCGTATGCCTACGGGGTGGGCTGCTTGTTGATCGGCCAGGCGGTGTGGTTGACGCCGACCGGGCAGGCGGCGCTGTGGTGGCGGCTGGCGGCGTTTGCGGCGGTGGCCGGGGCGGTGACGGCCGGCTGCTATGGGATTGACTGGGCGTTGAACGCCTGGTTGCGAGGTCGCCATGGTCGCGCGGAGTGAGGATCAGGGGCGGCTGGATGTGGAGGATGCGCTGGGGGCGTTGGGCGAGGCGCAGGAGCGGCTGCGGTGTGTGGCGTTGCGGGTGACGAGCCGGATGCGGACGCTGGCCGAGGCGGAGGAGTTGGTGGAGGTGAATGCGGCGCGGGCGGCGTTGGTGCGGGTGCAGGGGTATCTGGTGGGGCGGCATCCGCAGGGGCGGGGCGGTGACGGGGAAACAGGTAGACCCGGAAACAAGTAGACCAGGAGCGGACGGTGAACGAGCAGGCGATTTATGCGGCGACGGTGCAGCAGGTGGTGCGGTTGGCGCGGCGGGCGGCGGCGGCGCGGGATCTGCTGCGGGGGATGGCGGTGTGGGTGGCCGGCCGGGCGTTGGCCGAGGGGGGGAATGCGGATCGGGCGGCGTGGGCGGTGCTGGAACGCCAGTTGCACCAGGCGCTGGATGCGTTGGCGGCGCCGGCAGGCCCGCCGGCGCCCGACCCGGATGTGACGCCCCGGACGGCATTCTATCGGCAACTGTATGGCGGGCGCACGGTGAGCGGGCCGGGGGGCGCGGGCGGGGATGCGCCGGATGGGCCGGTTGAGCCGGTTGAGCCGCTGTTGGAGCCGGTGGTGATTGCGATCCCGGCGGGCCTGGTGGAGAAGGGTACGGCGGTGCGCTGGTGGATCGAGGAGGAGCAGCGGGCGACGGAGGCGTATCTCTTCGAGCGGGCCGATGATATCCGGCGCAAGTTGATTGCGCCGTTCGGGCTGCTGTATGCGCTGGAGGCGCAGATCGGGCGCCTGGCGGCGTTGTTGACGGGGGCGGCGGGCGGGAGTCAGGGGTCAGGGGTCAGGGGGCAGGGGTCAGGGGGACGGGGGGGATGGGAATGAGACGACGTTGGCAGGTGGCGGCGGTGGTGGTGTTGGTGGCGGCGCTGGCGTGGGCGGCGCTGCGGCTGGCGCAGGATGCGGCGGCGGGTGATCTGCGGCGGCCGACGCGGGTTTATCAGCTCGATTCGGGGCAGTTCGTGCGGACGTGGCTGGATGAGCCGGTGGGCCTGTTGTGTGTGGCGATCATCGGGCAGGATGGGGTGGCGCCGGCCGGGATCTCGTGTGTGCCGCTGGGGGAGACGACGTATGGGTGGGCGGTGGGCGCGCCGGCGCGGTGACAGGGTGGCAAGGTGACAGGGTGACAAGGTGACGGGTCGCCGGTTGTAACTGGAGTTACGGCCGGCGGCGCACCTTAAAGTTTGGTGCGCGGGCGATATTGGGTATTGACAAGCGTTAGACAGTGTGATACACTGTCATACAGTAAGGAGCGAACATGGAAACACCAATTCTGACCGTGCGCGTGCCGGAACCCCTACTCAAGCGGCTCGAAGCAAAAGCTACGCAGGAGCGCCGTTCTCGGAGTGCGATGCTGGTGCTGCTGCTACAGGATGCTCTTGATTTAGCGCCAGCTCCAACAGGTAGAGAACTTCGCCCGTCACCGTCCGATGATTTCGGCGGGCGCGACGTTGTAGCTCGGCACGGAGTGCTTCTGGAATGCGCAAGCTGATCATGGTCGTCGTTTCCTGTGTGTCCATGTAGGACAGTATATCACAGCTTCCCCATTTTTCATCCCAGGAGTTGAACCCATGAAAAACATCTTCCAAGAAACCCGTGAGGGCATCGGCCCGGCCACGTATCACGGACGCGCCAGCCAGACCGGCGCCGAGGTGATGGTCTCCTCACCCTCGCGCAGCTTACGTTTTGGCATATCCCCATTATACACCAGATTGGTGCATTTTCATCCCAGGAGGAAAAGCAAATGGACGGCAAGATCATGGCGTTGATTGCGGATGCGCGGGCGCGGCTGGAAGCGCAGGCGGCGGCGGAGGCGCAGGCGGCGGCGGAAGCGCAGGCACAGAAAGCGGCGGTGTATGCGACGCGTTTGGCCGAGTTCAAGCGGGAATTGGTCGCGGCGCTGCCAGATGCCCTGCAGCCCTACGTCGTGTGGCGGGGTGAGTACGCGCTGCGGGACCTCGATGATTCACTGGAGACGGGGGTGGACATCGCGGTCCCTGAGTTGGCGCCGTTGTGGTTCGGCCGGCGGCGCGACGGTCTGATCTATGTTGTGCGGCAGGCGAAATTGTCGAGCGACATCGCAGCCCTGGTGATCGTGGTGTGGGATGGGGGATCGGCGTGGGCCGATCTGGGCGCGGCATTGGTGGCGGCGCAGCGAGAGGCGAAGCGGCAACAGGCGTTTTTGGCTTTAGCTGCGGAGCAGAACGCGAAAGCGGCCATGCGGGAAGCTCAGGACGCAGCCATGCGGGAAGCTCAGGACGCAGCCATGCGGGAAGCGGCAGACGCCGCGGCCCTGCGCCAGGCTCAGCGGGCGGCAGACGCCGAGGTCGCCGCGGCGGCCAGGGACACGGCGTGGCAGCGGAGGATTGACCTGCTGCACACGGACTCGGTGGCGCGGGCGCTGCTGGATAGCTATGTCTTGGTTCGGGACGCACGCCAAGCCCAGTACGCGGAGTATTAGGCCATGATACGGATTCCGATTGCGAAGATTCGGCGCGATGGTGGGACGCAGCCCCGTGAGACGTTGGATGCGGCGGTGATCGCGGAGTATGCCGAGGCGATGCGCGGGGGCACGGAGTTCCCGCCCGTGGTGGTGTTCTATGACGGCACGGCGTATTGGTTGGCGGATGGGTTTCATCGGGTGGCGGCGGCCGAGACGCTGGGCCGGCCCAACGATACGATCCCGGCGGAGGTGCGCCAGGGGACGCAGCGGGAGGCGATCCTCTGTTCGACGGGGGTCAATGATGCGCACGGGCTGCGCCGCAATGACGCCGATAAGCGGCGGGCGGTGCAGACGTTGCTGGCGGATCCCGAATGGGGCCGGTGGAGCAATCGGGAGATCGCCCGGCAGGCGAAGGTCAGCGAGTCCCTCGTGCGCTCCATGCGCGAGCTATCTGCGTTTCAAACGCAGATAGACGCTTCCCCCGAATCCCCTACTCCCCTCCCCCCCACCTCCACCGAGCGGACGGTGACGCGTGCGGGCACGACGTACACGATGCAGACGGGCGGGATCGGCCAGGCGCCGAACTATGCGACGGTGGCGGAGCTCCAGCCGGCGGTGGTGGCGTGGGTGCAGGCGTTGAGCGCGGATGCGACGGCGCAGCGGCATATCCTGGCGCAGATCGGGCTGCAGAACCAGGTGGGGATGGATCACATCGAGCGGTTGTATCAGTTCAGCGGGACGCCGAAGCCGTGCCGGCGGGCGGATTTGAAGTCGGCGGCGGCGGCGGTGTTGCGGGGGTGGGGGCGGAGTCAGGAGTCAGGGGTCAGGGGGCAGGAGTCAGGGGTCAGGGGGCCGGAGTCAGGGGTCAGGGGGCAGGAGTCAGGGGACGGGAGTCCAGAGGGGCAGGGGGCGACTGGGGCGCAGCCGGGGGATCCGGACCGGAACGGGCATACGGCGGAGTGGCGGGAGCGGGAGGCGCTGCGGTTGCAGCCATTGGTGGTGAAGTGGCTGAAGCTGCCGAGTGCGGCGAGTGCGGAGGAGTTGCGCGTGGCGCTGAAGTTGGCGGCCAGTGTGCTCGATTTGGAGGGGTGGCACGCGCGGCGGGGCCGGAACTTCGATTGGGAGGCGCTGGTGGGGGTGATCGGTAATGGGGTGGATCACGGTGCGCTGCGGCTGGCGGTGCGGGCGGTGTGGGAGGATCTGGGCAAGCGGCTGGCGGCGATGGACGATGTGGACGATGTGGACGATGTGGACGCGGTGGCGCCGTCGTTTCCGCGGTGGTTGGGGCCGGCGTTACGGCGGGTGGCGGATGGTGGCCGGGGTCAGGAGGCCGGGGGCCGGAGTCAGGAGGCCGGGGGCAGGCGTCAGGAGGCCGGGGGCAGGCGTCAGGAGGCCGGGGGCAGGCGTCAGGAGTCAGGCCCTTCGACCGGCTCAGGGAACGGGCCTGGGGGGAATGGGGCGGCCCGGCGACCGGCGGCCCTTCGACAGGCTCAGGGGGCGCTGGATTGGTTGGCGCAGGCGAAGCATGTGGTGGGGCTGAAGAATACGGCGCTGGATAAGGCGAGTGCGTTCATCGGGCAGTATGGGCCGAGTTGGGCCGAGAGCGAGGATGTGGCGCAGTTGTTGGCGGAGTTGGCGCTGGCGCGGGCGACGGGGGTGACGGCGGCGAGTTGGGCCGCGAACCCGGTCGCTTAAAGTTGAGCGCCCAGGCGGTTGCACGTCTGGGCGCTCGTGGGTGAAGGGGGATCACCATGCTGGACAATAGTGTAGGGCAAGTTGGGGCGGGTGTCAAATCGGCGAAGCGGCGAATCAGCGAATCAGCGAAGCGGCCGGTGGAGTTCGTGGGGGAGCTGGTGGGGTTGTTCCCGGAGACGGATCCGGAGCGGTTTATGCGTTCGTTCGATTATGTGGCGTTGCGGCAGTTGCAGGTGAAGCGGCTGGTGCTGGCGCACGACTGCGCGTTGCCGTTCCCGGATACGGCGCCGTTGGCGTTGATCGCCTGGCTGCAGGACTGGGATGTGCGGGTCATCTCGACGGAGTTCTTGGGGACGCGGCGGGCGGGCCAGGCGCGCTGGTTCGGGAAGTTTCGGCTGATCTTGGGGAGGTAGGGCGATGGCGTTCAAGAAGTTGGATCCGACGGTGTATCCGCGGCGGTTGTGGAGTTTGGTGGGGTTTCCGGGCAGCGGGAAGTCCACGTTTGCGATGCGGTTGCGCGGGCCGCTGCTGGTGATTGATGCCGACCATCGGGTCGACGAGGTGGCGCGGCTGGCGCCGGGCGGGGTGTATCAGCTCTCGGCGCGGCCGGCGGATAATGTGGACGCGGAGCGGATTGCGGCCTGTCTGCGCCAGAATATGCCGGATGCGGACATCGGGACGGTGGTGGTGGATTCGCTGACGGCGATCCTGGCGCCGCTGGTGACGGAGGCGATCCTGGCGAACGATGCGGGCCGGAATAAGAACCGGATGGCGGCGTTCAAGACGAAGGCGCTGGCGCTGCGGTTGCTGCAGGATATGGTGGGGGCGTGGGGGACGGATGTGCTGTACATCTATCACTGGCAGCAGGGCCGGGATGCGAGCGCGAACGAAGTGGTGACGGCGACGATCAGCCGGACGGAGCTGGCGCGGCTGCAACGCTCGATCAATGTGCAGCTTTCGATCGTCGAGGATGGGGCGCGGCGGGGGATCCACGTGGACTGGGCGCGGCAGGGGCGCAGTGAGCTGACGCTGTGGGATGCGTCGGGCACGTGGGCGGGGCTGCCGGAGCAGTTGGAGGCGGCGATCTACGGCGGTTTGAGCGCGGACGAGCAGGCGCGGCTGGCGCAGGCGACGCCGAAGGGGTTTACGAGCGCGGCGGCGGCGATTGCGTGGGGGGAAGCGCAGCAGGGGGTGTTCGAGGCGCTGGCCCATGCGCGCAATGCGTATGACATGGTGAAGGAGCGCGAGCAGCCGCCGAATGCGCCGGCGATGTGGGAGGCGTGGATTGCGGAGGTGCTGGCGCGCAAGGCGGCGCAGGCGGCGGCCGCAGCGCAGGCGTCCGCCGCAGTGCCGCCGCCTGCGGCGGACGGGCAATTCTGAGGTAATTTCGAGCGGTGAGCATGGCCCCGAGACGCCCATGTAACGGGCGTTACAGTGGCTAGGTTGGGCGATCCACGTGAAGGCGACCAATTATGAGTCAGGTGCGAAATCGGGGCGTTTTGCTGCTGCGGGCGTTGAAGGGTGCGCCGCTGGCGGTGCTGGTGGCGATCCGCTGCCTGGGCCGCGGGGGGCCGGGGGATCTGGCCGCGGTGACGGGCTACGACCGGGGCACGGTGGGGCAGGCGCTGCGGGCGTTGGCGGCGCTGGGGTTCGTGGAGGCGTTCGGTCGCGTTTCCGGCTGGCGGGCGACGACCGCGGCGGCGCAATTGCCGCTGTTCATCCCGTCGGAGTTGGCGGGAGGGGAGTTGACAGAATCCGAGGGGGAAAATTTCCCCCTCGCTGGCGGCAGTAGTAGTAGTAGTTTAACTATGGACCAAGGACGTGAAGATAAACAACTACTACTACTACCGGGGCGGGATGGGGAAAAATTCCCCCTCCCGTTATGTCCAGCGGCGGCGCCCGTGAGCGCCGCTGAGTTGCGGATCGAGACGGCGTTGATCGAGCAGGGGTGTCCACGTGTCCGGGCGCGGCAGGTGACGGTGACGGCGCTGCGGGAACGGGGCTACTTTCCAGCCTACGTCGAGATGGAAATCCTCCGTTGGGCCGCCTACATTCAGCGGTACGGTAAAACCATCAACAATCCGGGTGCGTTCCTGGCGGCAAAAATCACCCGCGGTGAGCACTGCCCAGATGTGCGGTTGTGGGATAACCCCTGGTGCGAGATGGCGCAACAGGTGGATCGCCTCGCCCAGGAATGGGCGCGGCAAGAGGCGGCCGCGGACGGGGCGGCCGATGCGGATTTGATCGAGCACTGAGGGGGGCGCATGGATTACGCGCAGCGGCTGCGGTTGCGGGCCAGGTTGCAGCGGTGCGGGATGCCGGCGGTGCTGGATGAGATCGTGCGGCTGGGGGCGGCGGTGGAGCAGTTGACGGCGTTGGTGGCCGGGGCCCGGGGTCAGGAGTCGGGGGGCGGCGTGCCCGGCCTGCGGCGGGACGGTGGGGCGGGATCCCGGTGAGTTTCTGCGGGAGGGCGAGTATGTTGTGGCCCAGTGAGCCGGTTGTAACCGTGGTTACACGGGGGGCGGCGGCGGCGGAGACGTTGACTGACGCGGATTATCGGGACATCTATGCGGAGTTGCGGACGAAGACGAGTCTGCGCCAGTTCGTCGCGGCGATCCACAGTGCGGTGAGCTTCGGGTGGTGGGCGAAGTTCGAGACGGGGGCGGTGGGCCTCGATTGGGCGCGGCGCAATGAGTTGCGGGCGGCGGTGGGGCTGGCGGTGCTGCCCGTGCCGCCGGGGTTGGCGCTGGCCGGGGCGGAATTGACGCCGGATGCGACGGTGTATCAGGTGGGGGCGGGGCCGGTGGATCGGGTGGCGCTGGTGGGGCAGGCGGCGGGGCCGCTGCGGCTGCGGTTGAACGGCGATCTCCGGGTGGAGCGGGGGGAACTGCTGCCGGAAGGGGGAGAGTTGGCAACCGTGCGACGGTTGCCAACTCTGGCGGGGCGGCGGCGCGCCCGGCGGAAGAGTGTGCAGATCAGCCCGGAGTTGTGGGCGCGGTTGAATGCGGCCCGTGGGGGGATGCGTTGGGCGGCGTTCTTGGGGCGGTTGGTGGACTTGGCGTGAGCCAACGGTCGCCGGGCGGGCGGGCCGGACAGGGGCTAACCTGGAACCGGCGGGCCGGCCCGGCAGCGGGATTTTACTACAGGGGCTAACCAATGTCTATTACAGGGGCTGACACGATGTTGGACACACGGAATTTCGAGACGCTTACGGTGCAGGGGGTGGAGATCCCGATTGCGGCGGCATTGGATCGGCACGGGCGGCCGGCGCCATTGATCGGCGACCGGGAACCGGCGGCGTGCGATCACGCAGGGATGACCTGGAGCAGTGAGCTGGATCTGCGGTGTGCGCGCTGCGGCGCACGGTTGTTTCTGCCGCCGCGTACGCTGGCGCTGCTTGGCGAGCAACAGATCGAGGCAATGCACCGGCTCTGGCACGCGGCTGGCTGGCCGGTTTGGGCAAAAGATCATTGGTATGACATTCGGCCGGAACGCTGGATTTTGCACGAGCAGCCACTTTTTGCGCGCTGCTGTGGTGTGATCCCGGTGCGACATGATCAAGAAGCCATGTTTGCGGCTGCGCTACAGGCGATTGCGTTATGATCGGCGATGCGCTGCTGGTGCTGGCGCTCGGTGCGCTGGTGGTCGTGTGGCGAGCAGGGCGGCCACGGGCGGCCGGCCGGCGGCGCATGATCCGGTTCGATTGAGGGGGCAATGATGGACGGCCGACGGCGGTGGCGACGCAATTGGAGCCGACGGCGCAGGGGTGGCAGGTGGTCGCTGCCGGCGGGCCGTGCAGCGGGCAGGGCGGGTGTGAGTGCGCGGCGGATGATGACGCCGTGTTTGCGGATGCCAGTGGGGAATTAGGCGGACGGAATCCGTCTAAGAGTAGTTAGGACGAAACCTACCGCCGACAAACAAAGGCCCGCCGTGGGGCGGGCCAGTCATCGAGGAGTGTCGCGCTCTACTCAAACAATCGTCGGCGTACCAGGTCGCTCATATCGCCGCCGGTCTCCTGGTCGGCCATCTGCTGGAGCCGGTCGCGTTCCGCCTCAGTCATGCGCACCCGCAGCATGAACGAGCGAGGCGCATCCTCGGTGAGCGTGGGCGCTGCGGCTAGTTTCATCTCACGGCGCACCTCGTCGGTGGTCAGGTTGTCGCCGTACCTGGTGTGCAGGTCGCGGGCAAGGTCTCGAAATTCATTTGTGCCATGCTGCTCAGCCTCGCAAAAACCAAAACGGGCAGCATACACAGCAGCGGCGGCCAGGGTAAACCCGACGCCGGCGTTTGGGTTGCGGTCGAGGAGATCACGGTAGTGACGAGCGTTTCTCATGGAATCCTCTCTGATGGCCTATTATGGCCCGACCAGCGGGGTATGAGTGATGACGGTCAATTGCTCATGCGGTCGTAGCAGCTATCACACGCTGTTCCTCGTGCGCTGGTCATCGGGAATGCTGTCATGTGTCCGCAGTCGGCACGTTTCAGAGTGGGGCCGGATTTCGGGGCCGGCTTGGGTGCGATTTTGGCCGAGCGACGGGTTTTGATCTGGCTGATGACCTCATGGTATCGGGGTGTGACCTGGATTCCAGCCATCCAGGGGTCAAAATACGGGAGACCATCTGCCAGCCATTCAATCTCGGTAGCGGTCAGGGCTGCGATTTGCTCATCTGTATAGGTCAGCACTGCGTTGATGGTGGGGTTTGCCATTGGATCATCTCCTGTTGATCTGATGGGCCGTGGCCCGTTTGCTGTTTCAATGATTACATTGTAGCACAGTGTTGCTACAATGTCAAGTACCTGAATCTGACGATTACCCTACGAACTTTGTGACGATCTTTCACAAACGGGCCGGCCGCAATGGGGGCCGGTTTCGTTCCTAACAACGGGTTCCACCTGACCGGCGAGCTGGCCGGTTTACAAACAGATTTCGGATTCGGGGGAGACTCGCCGGAACCGCCGGCAGGTGAACCCTAGACGTTAGGCGGACTACCACCGAGGATGTAACTCATGGCGTGGTACAAAATTTATCCCAAATTGCCAGCAGAGGAATTCACCTACGAGAACAGCGGTGTGAAGTCCGGATTTCCACCGCCATACCGAGAGGTTTTCGTTGAGCACACCTATGACGTGACGGGAATCGTGGGCGAGTACGGCAACGAACAGCTTTACACGGTTGTGGGGTACTCGCTCGATATGCCGTTCCGTCCAAAATACAATTCGGTCGCCATCATGTTCGAGGAACGTGGCACATTTGAGAAAATGTGGTGGCATTTCCCGTCCGCCTAACACTGCGTCCAGCCGACCGCCTGTCAGTCGCCGCGGCGGACGGCACGAAAACGACACCGGCGGCGGCTGAACAGCACCGTTAGGCGGACTACATGAACACAGAATGTCGTATCACCCAACCAGACAGCAATCAATGGCTGCGCATCGCTGATTTGATAGCACGCCTCGAAACGATTAAGGCCCAGTATGGCAATCTGCTGTGCTATATCTACAGTGCGGATCAGCGCGCCAGTGTGCCGCTGCTCGATCTGTGTCTGTCGCCAGGTCGCACGCTCAACATTGCGGCGCAGATCGGCACAGTTTGCGATGAGATGTATTTCGACCTGCTGGTGGAAATTGAGCGGTTGCGGGAGCTGGCCGTCTAACCCTGCGTTAACTCGCCACCGTGGCGAGGTTGTGGACGACGGGAGAGATGGACGGTGGCGAGCAGGGCGGCCACGGGCGGCCGGCCGGCGGCGCATGATCCGGTTCGATTGAGGGGGCAATGATGGACGGCTATCTGATGTTGGCGCTCATCACCAACTTCGCCATGATGATGGGCGGCATCGGTGGGGCCTGCGGGTATGCGTTGGCGTTGACGGCGCAGCGGCGGATCGAGCGCCGGATTTTTGTGGCGGTCGAGGCGGCGCCGATCACGGCGCATGTGACGGCGCCCGCGGTGGTGGATGTGCCAGTGATGTTGCACATCCCGCCCATTGCGCCGCTGACGGTGCCGATTGTGCTGGCGGCACCGCCCAGTGTGGCGGAACTGGCCGAGCGGGTGCTGGCCGAGACGCCGGAGTTGGGGCCGGATGCGCTGGCCCGGATCGTCGGGTGCGCAGAGGATACGGCGTACGCGTTGATCCTCGACTGGCGGGATGCGCAGGGGCTGGTCGCGGAAGGGGCGCCGGTGCGCGAGGAGTTGACCGGCTGAGACGGCCGGCGGCGCGGGTGGGGGGTGGGGGATCGCCGGGCCGGGGGCGCATGGAGAAATCTGAGTATCGTCCGCAGCAGCGGGCGGGGTTGATCGTGTGGCTGCTGGCGCAGGGGGTGCGGCTGTCTACGGCCGAGGTGGCCCGGCGCACGGCGCGCTCATCGAGCGCGGCGCGGGCGATGTTGAATGGGCTGGCGGCCGTGGTGCCGCTGGTGCAGGATGCGCAGGGGCGGTGGGCGCTGTGCGACGGGGACGGGCAAATGCGGCCAATGTTGAAAAATCGGGGCGGTGCTGTGGTAGAGTGAGGGGCAGGGGTCGGGAGTCAGGGGTCGGGAGTCAGGGGGCAGGAGTCAGGGGTCAGGGGTCGGGAGTCAGGGGTCGGGAGTCAGGGGTGACGATCGGAAAAAGTCTTCGTGTATCCATTGCGCTGACCTGGTAGGCGGCGCCGCAGCGGGCGGCGCGCCCGAAAAAGTGCATGTTTCCTGCATGTTTTGTGCACCATGATTTTGCCTTACGAGTTGCCGCACGCGTGCGAGTCGGCGGAGGTGGCGGGGTTGTTGGCCCGGCTGAAGCCGACGGCACGGCGCGCGCTGCGGTCGTATGTGAGCCAGGTGGCGTTCGGTAAGTTGCGCGTGGGGGAGTGGTTGGCGGCGCCCACCTGCCCGGTGCGGGAGCGGCGCTGGCGGTATCTGCTGGCGGAGCCGGCCTTTGCGGCGGCGCTGGCGGCGTATACGGCGGCGATGCAGCGGTGGGAACTGGCGGCCGAGCAGAAGGCGGTGGCGGGCAGTCAGCGGACGCTGCGCCTGGCGGCCGAGCGCAGCGCGGCGCGGTTGGTGGAGCAGGCGGATGGGCATGTCGGGCAGTTCTTCGCGGTGCGCGAGCGGTGGACGGCGGAGCCGCGGCCGACGGCGGAGGTGCTGGCCGAGGAGGTGCGCGCCGATGGCGACGGCCCCCAGCGCCGGTTCTTCCGGGTGCGCGAACTGGTCTTCGATGCGACGAGCCTGACTGATCCGCAACGGGCGCGGCTGATCAAGAAGTTTTCGGATTCGCCGCGGGCCGGGCTGAGCGTGGAGTTGTACGATGCGCAGCGGGCGAGCGAGAGCATTCTGGATCGGGCGGCGGCGGAGACGGCGAGCAAGGGGCCGGCCGGGCCGGTGCGGTTGCAGGTGATCTATGACGATGGGCCAGGCGACGTATCAGATTCGGCTGCCGCGGCCGCATCTGAAGCAGCGTGAATTTATCGAGAGTCCGGCGAAGCGGAAGGTGATTCGGGCCGGCCGGCGCAGCGGGAAGACGGTGGGGATTGCGATCTTTGCGGTGCAGCAGTTTCTGGCGGGCCGGCGGGTGCTGTATGCGACGCCGACGAGCGAGCAGATCGGCCGGTTTTGGACGACGGTGACGCGGGCGCTGAATGCGCCGATTGATGCGGGGGTGTTTTATAAGAATGCGACGGAGCATATCATCGAGCGGCGCGGGACGGAGCAGCGGATTCGGGCGAAGACGGCGTGGAATGCGGATACGCTGCGGGGCGATTATGCGGATGTGCTGATCCTCGATGAGTGGCAGTTGATGGATGAGGACGCCTGGGGGGTGGTGGGGGCGCCGATGTTGTTGGATCGGGACGGCGATGCGGTGTTTATTTACACGCCGCCGAGCCTGCATAGCCGGAGCGTGAGCAAGGCGCGGGATCCGCAGCACGCGGCGAAGTTGTTTCTGCGGGCGGCGGCGGATGCCACGGGGCGGTGGGCGACGTTTTGTTTTGCGTCGCACGCTAATCCGCATATCAATCGGGCGGCGCTGGCTGAGATTACGCGGGATATGACGGCGCTGGCGTATCGGCAGGAGATCCTGGCCGAGGATGTGACGGAGGCGCCGGAGGCGTTGTGGACGCGGGAGCGCTTGGAGGCCGGGCGGGTGCTGCGGGCGCCGGAGTTGGCGCGCATTATCGTGGGGGTGGATCCGTCGGCGACGGCCGGGGGCGATGAGGCGGGGGTGGTGACGGCCGGGGTGGATCGGGATGGTGGGCTGTTCGTGCTGGCGGATGACTCGGTGCGGGGGTCGCCGTTGACGTGGGCGACGGCGGCGGTGACGGCGTATCATCGGAGTAAGGCGGATAAGATCGTGGCCGAGGCGAATAACGGCGGCGAGATGGTGGCGCTGACGCTGGCGACGGTGGATCGTAAGGCGCCGGTGCAGTTGGTCCATGCTAGCCGGGGGAAGGCGACGCGGGCGGAGCCGATTGCGGCGCTGTATGAGACGGGGCGCGGGCATCATGTGGGGCGGTTTACGGCGTTGGAGGATGAGTTGTGTTTGTGGACGCCGGGGGATCCCTCACCGAATCGGCTGGATGCGCTGGTGTGGGCGGCGACGGCGTTGACGGAGCATCAGCCGGGGCGGAAGCTGGTGACGTGGTAAAGTTGGCAACCGGGCGACGGTTGCCAACTTTGGGGAGGCAGGATGGATGATTTTGCGTGGGCGACGGGGACGTTGGCGGCCCGGCAGACGGTGTATCAGGCGGCGTATGATTATTATGCGGGCAAGCATGTGTTGACGTTTGTGACGCAGAAGTTTCGGCAGACGTTCGGGGCGCTGTTGCAGGCGTTTGCGGATAATCTGTGTCCGGCGGTGGTGGATACGGTGGGGGATCGGTTGACGATCAGTGGGTTCAGTGCGGAGGGCGGCCCGGCGACCGGCGGCCCTTCGACAGGCTCAGGGCGCGATGCGGCGGGCGCGGCGGCCTGGGCGATCTGGCAGGCGAACCGGATGGATCAGCGCAGCCGGGAGGCGCATCTGGATGCGTTGGTCGGCGGGGATGCGTATCTGGTGGTGTGGCCGGATGCGGCCGGGCAGCCGACGTTGTATCCGAATGCGGGCGCGACGCTGGCGGTGAAGTATGACCCGGAGACGCCGGGGCGGATCGTGCAGGCGGCAAAAGCCTGGCTGAATGACGATGGGTTTTTGCGGCTGACGCTGTATTATGCCGATCGGATCGAGAAGTGGATCAGCGCGGCGAAGTTGAGCAGCGGGCTGGTGGGGCCGCTGAATGCGGCGGCGTTCGTGCCCTTCGAAGCGGCGGGTGTGGCGTGGCCGGTGGTGAATCCGTGGGGCGAGGTGCCGGTGTTTCATTTCGCCAATAATGGGTTTACGGGGCAGTTGGGCCGGTCGGAGTTGGCGGATGTGCTGCCGTTGCAGAATGCGTTGAACAAGGCGGTGTGCGATATGTTGGTGGCGATGGAGTTCGTGGCGCTGCCGCAACGCTGGGTGACGGGGTTGGAGGTGGAGCTGGATCCGGCGACGGGGAAGCCAAAGGCGCCGTTCGTGCCGGGGGTGGATCGGGTGTGGGCGGTGGGCGCGCCGGATGCGCGGTTCGGCGAGTTCGGGCCGGCCAATCTGAGTCAGTTGGTGGCGGTGCAGGAGGCGTTTCGGACGGAGATCGCGCGGGTGAGCCGGACGCCGTTGCATTATCTGGCGCCGAGCGGCGAGTTCCCGTCGGGCGAGGCGCTGAAGACGGCTGAGGCGCCGCTGCTGGCGAAGGTGAAGCAGCGCCAGGTGGTGTGGGGGAATGTGTGGGAGAATGCGCTGGGGCTGGCGCTGCGGATGGCCGGGGGGCCGCGTGTGCGGCTCAATGCGCAGTGGGTGGATCCGACGCCGCGCAATGAGACGGAGTTCTTGAACGGGCTGGCGGTGAAGCAGGCGTTGGGGGTGTCGGACGTGCAGTTGCAGCGGGAGATGGGGTATAGCGCGGATGAGATCGCCGGGTTTGCGGCGGAGCGGACGGCGCAGGCGACCGATGTGGGCAGCCAGTTGTTGACGGCCTTTGAGCAGGGCGCCGCCTGACAGGGTGACACGGTGACAGGGTGACACGGTGACGGGGGGACGGGGGGACGGGGGGCCGGGGGGCCGGGGTGACTGAGGGGCCGGGGCAGATCTACGAGGCGGCGGCGCGGTTGCGCCAGGCGGTGCTGCGGCGCGAGCAGCAGGCGGCCGGGCAGTTGATCCGGGCGTATGGGGCGATCTGGCAGCAGTTGCGGGGGCAGACGGCGCGGCTGTTGGCGCAGTATGCCGCGGCGCAGGCGGCGGCGCAGGCGCAGGGGCAGCCGTTTGGGCCGGCGGCGAGCTGGTTGTTTCAGTATAACCGGTTGCAGGCGTTGGAGGCGCAGACGGCGGCGGCGCTGCAGGAGTTTGCGGCGCTGGCCGAGACGACGATTGCGGCGGAGCAGCGGGCGGCGGTGGAACTGGCGGCGGCGCACGCGGAGGAGCTGGTCCGGGATCAGGGGGCAGGGGGCGGGGGTCAGGAGGTGGGGGTCCGGTGGGATCGGTTGCCACGGGAGGCGGTGGACGACCTGGTGGGTTTTTTGCAGGACGGTTCGCCGTTGCGGGCGTTGTTGGACGGGCTGGCGCCGCAGGGCAGCCTGGCGGTGCGCGATGCGCTGCTCGGCGGGCTGGCCGCCGGGTTGAATCCCCGGACGGTGGCGCGGCAGGTGCGCGATGGGTTGGGGGTGGGGCTGGCGCGGGCGTTGACGATCAGCCGGACGGAGATGTTGCGGGCGTATCGGGAGGCCAGTCTGCGCAACTATCAGGCGAACGCCGGGGTGGTGGCGGGGTGGCGGTGGTTGAGCGCCAAGCAGGGACGCACGTGTATTGCGTGTCTGATGGCGGATGGCACGGTGCATGGGCTGGCGGAGCGGTTGACGGATCATCCGAACGGCCGCTGCACGATGGTTCCAATCACGCGCACGTGGGCCGAGTTGGGGATTGCCGGCATGGCGGAGACGCAGCCGGGGCCGGGGCAAACGGGGGAAGCCTACTTCCGGGGGTTGCCGGCGGCGACGCAGCAGCAGATGTTGGGGCGGTCGGCGTGGGCGGCCTGGCAGGGCGGGGCCGTGGAACTGCGCGATTTTGTGGGGATCCGGGCGAGTGCGCTGTGGGGGCCGACGCATTACGTGCGGAGTTTGCGGGAGATCTTGGGGGAGGCGGAGGCGGCGAAGTGGATCCGGAGCGGAACGAGAAAGACCGCTCGTTCGGAGGCGTTGCTGCTTGAAGCTGATCGTGTTGCAGCCAAGCATGGTGTATTGGTGTCGCACGGTGATATAATGGGCGTAGCAGAGATTGTGAGTCAATCGCTCGCACGCTTTGGGCATGATGAATGGTTGCCACGTGAGATACGCGCCGATGCGAAGCACTTTTTGCCAGCGGAGCGGCAAGCGGTAGTCGGGCGCTACGCGTATAAAGGCCGCGTGTTTTTTATCAATCCAGAACATGCCTATTGGCAAGGCGGTTCTGCTGGCGCAGCGGAATTCATTGCTAACCTACAAGCCGGTTATCTCTCGACAGCCGACGCATTACATCCCTTATGGCATGAATTGGGGCACGCTGCGCATCATCGCGTGTTGCGCCATCAATACGAACGACTCAACTACACGGCGATTTGGACGAACGCGGAGCAGGACATTGCGGCAATCGTCAGTCAGCGCGCCGCGCACTCTCCTACAGAATTCATGGCCGAAGTATTTGCTTTGCTGATGGTTGGTGGATCGCCAGACACTGCGCCCCGCTTGCTGTATACACGTTTTGGAGGTTTGATCCCGTGACTTTAGCAATTCCGCCATGTCTGTGGTGTCGGCATTTGCAGCAAGCCGGGCGTATGCGCGTGTGGACGTGCGCGGCTTTCCTTGACGGCATTCCTGAACCGATCCTCGCGGCGGAAGTGGTACACGATAAGCCCTATCCCGGCGATCACGACATCCAGTTTGCGCCGAAGCCGGGCTATGATGCGCAGGGTCGCCGGGTGTCGGCCGAGGGCGCTTGACTGCGTGCCAGGCGCCCAATGGATTCCGAACCGCCAAAACTGGCGGTTTTTTTGTTGTCCAATTTCGGGCGGCATCAAAAATTTACCGGGGGCGTGTGGTAGAGTGAGCGCAACAGGTTGAAAGGAGCTGGTGAGATGCCAGAGCAACAGACGGGGGGCGGGATGCCCAAGGACGCCGGCGGGACGCCGGGCGCGGGGAGTCAGGAGTCAGGAGCCAGGAGTCAGGAGCCGGGCGGCGGGACGCCGGCCAGCTTCGAGGCGTGGCTGGCGGGGCAGCCGGAGGATGTGCGGGGGCTGTACGAGTCGCACACTAAGGGGTTGCGCACGGCGCTGGATACGGAGCGGAGTGAGCGGTCGGCGCTGAGCCGGCAATTGCGCGAGCTGCAAGGCAAGGCGGAGAAGGGGTCCGATGCCGAGAAGGGGCTGGCGGAATTGCAGGGGCGGCTCGAATTGGCCGAGCGCCGGGCGACCTTTGCGGAGGAGGCGCATAAGCCGGAGATCGGCTGTGTGAATGCGAAGGCGGCGTGGGCGCTGGCGCAGGCGGAGGGGCTGTTCGATCGGCGCGGGAATCCCGATTGGGCCGCGTTGCAGGCCGTGGCGCCGGAGTTGTTCCGTAAGGCGGTGGGTTCGGCGGATGGCGGCGCGGGGCCGGCCGGACAGCGGTCGGGGGCGACGGGGATGAATGAGCTGCTGCGGCGGGCGATGGAAGGGCGGTAGCGGATTGCGGATTGCGGATTGCGGATTGCGGATTGCGGATTGCGGATTGCGGATTGCGGATTGCGGATTGCGGATTGCAGATTTAGGAGGCAATGAGGATGCCGTACAACAATTATGTGCAGACGGTGGGGAGTTTGATCCCGCAGGATGTGTCGCTGGACATGTTGGGGCGGGCGACGCAGAATAGCCAGGCGCTCCGGTTGGCGCGGCGGTTGCGCGATATGCCGACGGCGACGCGCACAATGCCGGTGCAGAGTGCGATGGCGACGGCGTATTTCGTGAACGGCCGGACGGGGCTGAAGCAGACGACGCAGGTGGACTGGACGGACAAGACGCTGACGGCGGAGGAGCTGGCGGTGATCGTGCCGATCCCGCAGAGCACCTATGACGATCTGGTGCAGGGCTTCGATGTGTGGGGCGCGGTGCGCCGGGACATCGAGGAGGCGATGGGGGTCGCGATTGACCAGGCCGTGCTGTATGGGACGAACATCCCGGCAGCGTGGGCCAGTGCGCTGGGCGGCAACGCCGGCGAGGGGATCGTGGATGTGGCCGCGGCGAAGACTTCGACGCCGGGGACGCATGTGATCAGCCTGGTGAACTATGGGGATGTGTACGATGCGATCATGGGCGAAGAAGGGGTGTTCGCGCTGATCGAGGAAGACGGCTTTGTGGCGACGGGGGTGCTGGCGCATACGACGATGAAGGGGCGGCTGCGCGGGCTGCGCGACGACAATAAGCAGCCGATCTTCATGGCTTCGATGCAGCAGGCCGGGCAGTATGTGCTCGACGGGGTGCCGGTGACGTTCCCGACGAACGGCGCGCTGGACAGTGCGGCGTCGCTGCTCATCGCCGGGCAGTGGCCGGAGCTGGTGTATGCGGTGCGCCAGGATGTCAACTGGATGATTGCGAAGGAAGCCTCGATCCATGATGCGAATGGCACGCTGGTGTATAACCTCTTCCAGCAGGACATGATCGCGCTGCGGGTGACGTTCCGGCTGGCGGTGGCGCTGCCGAATCCGATCAACCGGCAGGAGCAGACGGCGGGGGCGCGCTTCCCGTTTGCGGTGCTGACGGCGTAACGGGGGAAAAATCGGTAGACAGGGAAACAGGTAGACAAGGAAACGCGGAGTTAGGAGGACAGATGCAGACGCAATATGGACGGTTGGCGGCGGCGGGTGCGGTGGCGGTGGTTTTGCTGGCGGCGGTGCTGGTGTTTTCGGCGGCGTTGAGTATTCAGGCGGCGCCGTTGGCGGCACCGACGCCGATTTCGATCAGCTACAACAGCGATAACACGCGTTATCCGCTGAACTGGTTCGTGACTGAGGTGATCACCCAGGACACGGCGAGCGCGGCGATTCGGCTGGCGGACTACGAGGCGCTGGACATTCACTATGTGATTGACCAGGGCGAGACGAACACGGTGACGCTGAAGTTGCAGTTCTCGAACGACAACAGTAATTGGGTGGACGGGGTGAGCCTCGTGAGCGCGAGCACGACGGATCAGAATGCGTTGCAGCCGTTCCATAATTTCGGGATCTGGACGCGGCTGTATGCGGATGTGGCGACCAGCGACGCGTTGACGGTGACGGCGATCGGGGTGGCGAAGTAGGCCGGGGTCAGGGGTCAGGGGTCAGGGGTCAGGAGGCCGGGGTCAGGGGTCAGGGGTCAGGGGTCAGGGGTCAGGGGTCAGGGGTCAGGGGTCAGGAGGTAGGGATCAGGAGGCAGGATGACGGCGGCTGTGGCGTTGGTGCGGCTGAAGAAGATGGTGGCGAGTACGGTGGAGCCGACGTTGAGCGATGACGAGGCGACGACGTTGCTCGGCATGAGCGCGCTGGTGGATCGCGCGGGGTATGCGCCGCCGGACGCCGCGTGGACGCCGACCTATGATCTGAACATCGGGGCGGCCGAGGGGTGGCGCTGGAAGGCGGCGGCGGTGGCCGGCAAGGTCGATTTCAGCGCGGACGGCGGCAGTTATCAGCGCAGCCAGCAACATGCGATGTGCCTGGCGCAGGCGCAGGCGTATGCGCGCAAGGTGGCGGTGGCGCTGCCGGTCGTTTCGACGCTGGTGGATGAGGCCGCTGAGCAGGCGGCTGATTGGGTGTAGCGCCAGACGGGGTGAACGGTGATCCTTCGACTACGCAGCCAAAGGGCGGCTGCTCCGCTCAGGATGACAGGGTGACGGAAGCGATGTTGACGGCCGACGACCTGGCGGGGATGCAGGCGACGCAAACCGCCGCGATGCTGGATCGCTGCGAGATCTGGACGTTTGCGGCGGGTGCGGTGGACGCGTACGGGCGGCCGGCGCCGGGGTGGGTGCGGCACGGCGAAAGCGTCTGTGGGTTCGATCCGCGGCCGGGCGGGCGCGAGGCGTTGGGCGGCGCGCAGGCGCCGTTGTATGATGCGCGGCTGCGGTTGCCGCTCGACACGGTGATTGATCGGCTGGCGCGGGTGCGGGTGACGCAGCGGTTCGGGGTGGCGCAGGGGGCGCCGCGCACGTATGAGCTGACGGGCGAACCGGCGGCGGGGCCGAGCGGGCTGGTATGCCGGTTGCAGTTGGTGACGACTGATGGCTGATGGCGTAGTGCGGTTTTACCCGGCGCGGGCGATTGGCCGGGTGCGCGTGGCGACGCAGGTCGGGTTGACGAAGCTCGCCTTCGACATCGAGGCGGGTACGAAGCAGAACATCGTGGGCAATGACCAGGTGGACACGGGGTTCATGTTGAACTCGGTGTACACGGTGACGCCGGCCAGCTCGGGGTATGCCGCGGCGCAGGCGGCGGCGCAGGCGTGCACACGGGGGCGGGACGGTCGGGCGGTGGATCACATTGACGATATGGCGATGGAAGTTGTCCGGCCGCTCGATTTGCGCACGGGGGTGGCCGTGGGCGCCAATTATGCGATTTACCAGGAACTCCGCAAGTCGTTTTTTTATGCGGCGGCTGAGGCGGTGCTCCAGCGGGCCGGGGGCACGTTGGAACGGGTGTACAGCGAGCAGTTCCATGACTGACGCCGATGCGGTGCTGTGGCAATATCTGCGCTGGCAAGGTGCGTTGCGGGCGGTGGTCGGTGAGCGGGTCTATGTGGCGACGGAGTTGCCGGCCGGCACGACGCAGGCGCAGTTGCCGCTGGTGTTGGCGACGGCGCGGGGCGGCGGGCAGAATTACAGCTCGACGCTGCTGCGGAGCGCGTATCAGGTGCAGGCGTTTGGTCGCAATGAAGGTGAGGCGCGGCTGGTGGGCCGACTGGTGTACGATGTGTTGAACGATGCGCACGCGGGGCAGATCCGGTGGGCGCGGTTGGAGCAGGGGCCGACTCTGTTGCGCGAGCCGCAGACACGCTGGCCGTTTGCGTTGGCGTTCTATCAGTTGGCGGTTGCGAATGGGTGAAGGTCAGGGGTCAGGAGTCAGGGGGCAGGAGTCAGGGGGCAGGAGTCAGGGGGCAGGAGTCAGGGGGCAGGCCCTTCGACAGGCTCAGGGTGCGTCAGGGGACAGGAGGTAGACGATGGCGTATGCAAGCGCGGTGGCGTTGACCGTGCAGGAGATTGGGCGCAGCGGCCGGGCGATCGTGAAGCCGCTGGTGGCGCCGACGGCGACGCATGGCAACAAGGTGTTGAACGACGGCAAGGTGTTCCTGGTGGTGAAGAACGGCAGCGCCAGCCCGATCACGGTGACGGTGGAGACGCCGGGCAGCGTGGATGGACAGGCGTTGGCGGATTTGACGGTGACGGTGGCGGCGACGGCGGATGCGGACGGGCTGGACTTTCAAGCGATCGGGCCGTTTACGACCACGTTCAACCAGGCGGACGGCTATGTGTGGGCGGTGTGCTCGACTGTGACCGATGTGTTGATCGGCGCGTTCCGGGCGTAGGAGGAGGGGACAGTGGCAAACGTGATCACGGATATTATGATTTCGCCGGTGCGCATCCTGTATGCCGCGGTGGGGGCGACGTTGCCGGCGGATACGGTGGCGGCGGGCGGCGCGTGGCCGGCGGGCTGGACGGAACTGGGCTGGCAGGAGGAGCCGTTCAAGCTGACCTATGAGTTCGATGTCAAGGATCTCGGTATTCAGCAGAGCCTGGCGCCGGTGGCGCGGCAGCGGATCAACGAGAAGTTGACCGGCGAGGGCAAGCTGGCCGAGTTCGACATGGCGCAACTGGCGCTGGCCTGGGGCGGGACGTTGAGCCAGACGGCGGCCGGGACGGGGCAGCCGGCGAAGGACGAGGTGGCGTTTGGCGATACGCCGGCGTTGACGGCGCGCGCGTGGGGCTTCGAGGGGAACTACGTGTCGGCGGCCGGTAATGTGCATCCGATCCGGGTCTTCGTGTGGCGGGCGACGGCGACGGCCGGCGGCGAGGCGATATTCGGTAAGGAGGATGCGCTGGGCGTGACGCTAAAGATCGCGGCGCTGGCCGATATGTCGAAGAGCGCCGGGCAGCGGTTGTTCAAGTACCAGAAGATTACGGGGCCGGCGACGTAGGGGTCAGGGGTCAGGAGTCAGGGGTCAGGGGTCAGGGGTCAGGAGTCAGGAGTCAGGAGTCAGGGGTCAGGGGTCAGGAGTCAGGAGTCAGGAGTCAGGAGGTCAGGCGTGGCGGTAGATGTGGTGTTGGGCGGGCGGACGTTCAAAATTGAGCCGTTGCCGTTGGGGGCGAGTCGGGCGTGGCGGGCGCGGTTTCAGGAACCGTTCAGCCAGTTAACGGCGGCGTTACAGGCGGCGCCGAACGTGGCGTTGAGCGATCTGGCCGGGGTGGCCGGGCTGTTGCAGGTGGCGAAGGATGTGTTGATCGGCTCGATGGAGCTGGCGCACGAGATGTTGTTCGCCTATGCGCCGAATCTGGCGGCCGAGCGGGGTTGGATCGAGGCGCACGCGTATGATGACGAGGCGTTGCGGGCGCTGGTCGAGGTGTTGAAGCTGGCGTACCCTTTCGGCTGTCTGCTGCAGGCGCTGACGCCTGGCCCGCCGGTCCCCAAGATCGCGAAGAAGTAGTTCTGGCGACGTATGGCCCGGCGGCGCTGGCGTGGGATGTGACTGATCAGGAGCTCCTGCTGCGGGCGTATCTGCGGCGGCAGGAGGCGCTGGCGCAGTTGCAGGCGCGGGTGCTGTTGGCGGCGCTGGCGCAGGCGTTGCAGGGGGCGGATGGACGCATCCACATGTCGGCGGATCTGTTGTTGGGATTGACATAGGAAGTAGCCGGATGGCGATCACAGTCGGGGATGCGGTTGTTTGGCTGCGGGCCAATGAGAGCAAGCTGGGCGGCGATCTGGCCGGGGGCGAGCGGCTGGCGACGGCCTGGGTGGGCCGGGTGGCCAGGATCGTCAAGGCGGGGCTGACCGGGGCGCTGGTGGCCGGGGGCGCGGCGATTGTGGGCGGCGTGGCGGCCATCGGCGGGATCGTGGTCAAGTCGATCGGCGAGGCGCGGGCGGCTGAGCGCACGACGGCGCAGTTGAATACGGTGATCGCCTCGACGGGCGGGGTGGCCGGCGTGACGGCGGCGGCGGTGCAGGATCTGGCGACGGCCCTGCAGCGCACGACGACCTATGAGGATGATGCGACCACGGCGGCGGCAGCGCTGTTACTGACCTTCACGAACATCGGTAAGGATGTGTTTCCCCAAGCCCTGGGCATGACGCTCGATATGAGCACGGCCCTGGGGCAAGACCTCAAATCCTCGGCGGTCCAGCTCGGCAAGGCGCTGCAAGACCCTATCGAAGGGGTGACGGCGCTGCGGCGGGTGGGCGTCAACTTCACCGAAGCGCAACAAGCGACGATCAAGAGCCTGGTCGAGTCGAATCGGCTGCTGGATGCGCAAAAGCTGATCCTGGCGGAGTTGAACACGGAGTTCGGCGGCAGCGCGGCGGCGCTCGGGCAGACGTTCGACGGGCAACTGGCGATCTTGGGCAATCGGTTGGGCAGCCTGGGCAAGACGCTGGGCGGGCTGCTGTTGGAACCGTTACAGGCCCTGACACGGGATTTCTTGTCGCCGTTGCTGGACGGCATCGAGGTGTTCGCCGGGGCGTTCTTAGACGCGTTTGCGCAGGTGGGGCGGGCCTTCGCGCAGGCCAATCTCCGGGGGCTGGTGGCCGACCTGCTGCGCACGCTGAACGACGGGCAGCCGGTGTGGCTCAACTGGGCGACGTTGGGCCGGGAGGTGGCCTACCAGGTCGGCATGATCGGCGTGAGTTTCGTCGAGGTCGGCTTCAAGCTGCGCGATCTGGTGGCGTTCGCGGGATCGGCGTTAGCCGCCCTGAAGAATTGGTTCGTGGATACCTTTGGCGGGTTGGCGACGTATCTGAGCAATCTGTTCCACAGCGTAGATCTGGGGCTGCAGGCGTTCAACAAGACGCGCACGGGCGATATTCTGGGGGCGCTTGCGACCTGGCGCGAGGCGGATGCGGCCATGGCGCGGGCGACGGGCGGGCTGAACACGGCGCTCTATGGCGGGGCCATGGATTTGACCGACATCAACCGGGCCTGGGAGACCTTCAATGCGAACCTGGCAACGACTGACGACCGGCTGACGGGCGTCAAGGAGGATCTGGCGACGATCCGGGCGGGCGGCGCGCCGACGTTGCAGGCGTGGGAACTGGACGAGGGGCGCATCGTGCAGGGCGCGACGCGGGTTGTGGCCCAGGTCAAGCCGGTGGTGGCGACGGTGGGACAGGCGCTCGGCCAGGGGCTGGAGCATGCGCTGCATAAGGCGGGCCGCCTGGTGGGGGATTTCGTGGGCAAGGCGCGCACGGCGTTGGGCAATTTGCTGCCGGATCTGCCGGGGCTGGGCGATCTCATGGCGCCGGGCGCGAACGGGCCGTTCGAGAATTTGTTCCGGGCGGCCGATGTGGCGAAGCTGGGCGCGGCCTCGCCGTGGGCGGCGAAGCTGGGGCTGGATCAGGCGACGGCGCAACGGATCGTTAGTGATTTCAAGGCCGAGCTGATTACCGAGGAAGTCCAGGCGTTGATTGACATGCCGGGGCTGGTGGATCAGGTTAAGCTGGCGCAACTGGCCGAGCAGACGACGCAGGCGTTCATTACGAAGGTGGCGGCGCAGGCCGGGGTGGGCACGGGCACGGTGGGGGCCTTGCTGGGGGTGCAGCAGACGGCGGCCGGCGGCACGAGCGTGCCGGGCGCGGCCGGGGCGGTGGGGACGCTGCTGGGGGCGGTGGGCCGCGGGTTCGCCGAGAAGAAGGCGGATGTGGTCGCCATCGGCAAGGCATTCATCGATTATATCATCGAGGGCTTCGACGCGCAGCGGGAGGCGCTGTTGGCCGCCTGGCAGGCGTTGGTGGATGCGATGAAGACGATCGCCAGCGGGTTGCCGACGATCCCCGCGCCGCCGACGGCCAGCGCCGGCGGCGTGACGGCGCCGCAGTATGCGGCCGGCACGAGCTTTGCGCCGGGCGGCTGGGCCTGGGTGGGCGAGCAGGGGCCGGAGCTGGTCCGCTTGCCCAGAGGCAGCCAGGTGACGCCGGCGCTGGCCGTCGGCGGCGCGACGTTCAATATCACGGTGCATGCGCCGGGCGGGCAGCCGGCGGCGGTGGCGCGGGCGGCGGAGTTGGGGGTGCGGCAGGCGTTGCAAGGGGTGGGGGCGCTGTGAGAATGCGGAATGGTGAATGCGGCGTGCGGAATGACCAGGTGCGGCCATGACGTGGCGGTGGACGGCGTTCGCCGAGGTGGCGCTGCCGGAGTATGGGGCGGTGTCGCCGGTGGGGACGGGCGAGAGCGTGGACGGGCTGGTCGAGCTGCTCGGCGGGGGCGTGTACGACGCGCAGGGTGAAGATCAGGCGCCGCCGCGGTTCCCGGTGGATGAGGAGCTGCGGCTGACGGTCTATGCCGAGACGTTGCCGGCGTTACGCGGGTTGCTGCGCGGGCTGACGGGGTTGCGCGGCAAGCGCGGCGCGCTGGAACGGTGGAGCGACGATGGCGAGCGCCAACGCGCAACGGCCCGGCTGCGCCGCGTGCCCGGCGAACGGGAGTTGCAGCAGTTGTGCCATCAGCCGCTCAAGTTGCCGTTTCGCCGGTTGACGCTGTGGCGCGGTGCGCTGACGGACGGCGGGGCGGACGGCGCCAGTCCAGATGGCCGGGCGGATCTCTGCACGACGGGCGGCGATCAGGATAATGCGGTGTACAGCGCCGCTGTGTTGACGTTCTATGTGGGCGGCAACGCGGCGGTGACGGATGCGATCATTACGGTGACGCCTACCGGCGACATCGCTGATTTGACGTTGACGAATGCGGCGACGGGGCATGAACTGGCGTTCGGCGCGGAGATTGCGGACGGCACGACGCTGGCGCTGGATGCGACCGTGCCGAGCGTGCTGAACGCGGGTGCGGACGCCTGGGCTGATTTGACGCTGCCAGACGGCGATGCGGCGTGGCTGCGGCTGGCGCCGGGGGCGAATCCGGTGACGGTGGCGTATACGGGGGATGGGCCGGTGGCGGTGACGGTGCGGTTCTACGACCTGTGGGAATAGGCCGCGCCGGGGTGACACGGTGACACGGAGGGGGCAGTGGCGAATTTGAGCTATGGCGAGGAGCTGCCGCAGGATGATGCGGCTCGGAAGTTGGTGGGCGCACTAACGGATTACGGCAGCAGTGTGAATGCGTTTGTGGCGTTGCGCGGGGTAAATCTGCAAATCCAAAACGCGGAGCCGGTGGCGGATCTGGCGGTGGCGCAGGACACGCATGACGCGCTGAATGCGAATGCGAATTTGCAGGTTGGCGATGCGGATGTCGCGGCAGATCATCCTGTGCCTGTCGAGATTGTCGCCGTGTCGGGAAGTGGTGCGGGACAGGAGCCAATGGCGAATAGTCTGCCGGTGGTGCTGGCGAGTAATCAGAGCGCGGTGCGGGTTACGGCGGCGCCTGATCTGGGGCAGATTTGGTTTTTTGCGGCGGCGGTGACAAATGTTGCGGTGGCTATCGCGGCGCTGGTGGGCGCGGTGAAACTGTTGATCTACAATAACAGTGGCGCGACGATCTATATTGGCGATGTGGCCTCGGTGACGACGGCTAACGGCTATCCGATCCCGGCCGGCGGTTCGCTGGCGCTGGATACGTCGGGGGTGGCGTGGGGGGCGATTGCGGCGTCGGCGGGGCCGCATGATGTGCGCGTGTTGGAACTGGCATGATCTGGCCGGCCGGCTGCCGGGCCGGTATCTCTGGGCGGTGCAAATGGACGCGGCGAGCGGCTCCGCAAAGGTGTTGAGTTTTAATCGGGGTATCTTGGGCGCGTAAGACGGTTTCTGACGCGCACGGACAAATACGGACGGGACATAGACGATGGGAACACTCGCACTACGCATGATCCGCGGCGATACGGCCGTCTTTCCGTTTCCGTACACAGGCGCGGCGCCGGTGGCGCTGCGTTTTTATGTGCGGAAGCAGGTGGACGGGCAGGTGTTGGTGGCGTTGACGCTGGCGGCGCAGCCGTCACGGTTCACGGTGGCGGAGGATGCGATCGCCGTGGCGCTGCTGCCGGCGGATACTGAGGGGCAGCCGGCGTGCGGGTATCAGGCGTGGGTGTATGATCTGGAGGTGACCGACACCGATGGCGTGGTGACGACGGTCTGGGGCGGACCGTTCGAGCTGGTGGGGGATGTGGCGGCCGGGGATGTGGTCGATCCGGCGGTGATCGCGCCGTTGTTGGGGGTGACGGTGGCCGAGCGGGCCGGCCTGGATGCGGCCGCGGCGCCGGGGACGCTCAATCCGCTGATTACGGCGAGCGCGCTGGCGGCCGAGTTGGCGGACTATGCGCCGGATGACCACACGCACGGGGGCGGGGATGTGACCTCGGCGGTGGCGAGTGCGACGGACGCCGACACGGTAGACGGGGAGCACGCGAGCGCCTTCGCCGACGCCAGCCACACGCACGGGGGCGGCGATGTGACCTCGGCGGTGGCGAGTGCGACGGACGCCGACACGGTAGACGGGGCGCACGCCAGTGCCTTCGCCGACGCCAGCCACACGCATGGGGGCGGGGATGTGACCTCGGCGGTGGCGAATGCGACGGACGCCGACACGGTAGACGGGGCGCACGCCAGTGCGTTTGCGGATGCCAGCCATACGCACGGGGGCGGGGATGTGACCTCGGCGGTGGCGAGTGCGACGGATGCCGATACGGTAGACGGGGCGCACGCCAGTGCGTTTGCGGATGCCAGCCACAGCCATGCCGGGGCGGGGAGCGCAGACCGGGAGTTCTGCTTCGTTGCGGAGTTCGCCGGGGCGGTGTTGGCGGCCGATGGCGGCGATAATGTCGGGACGCTGACGGCGGCGCATGATGCGACGGATCATCGCAATTATTACGACTGGACGACGGCCGAGGCGAGCACGCAGGATTATGATCTGGTGCTGCAGTGGCGGTTGCCGCCGGAGTTCAGCGGTTGGCGGGCCGGGGACGCGAACGTGTATGTGACGAGCCGGGTGAGCGCGACGCCGGGCGCGACGGGGGTGCGGGTGGTGGAGTTCCTGGATGCGGGCGGGACGAATCGGATTACGGCGGCGACGAAGCAGAATGCCGCCTGGACGGCCGATGCGTTCGCGATTAGCGGCGGGACGTGGGCGGCGGGGGACCTGGTGACGCTGCGGGTGCGGCTGCTGGCGGATGCGGGGAAGGCGGCGCAGTTGCACGGGGTGCGGTTGCCGTGGACGGCGGTGTGATGGAAATGCAGAATGCTGAATGCCTGGGCGGGGAGGTGCGGCGATGACGTTGCGGTTTGTGGATTCGTTCGATCATTATGCGACGGCCGATCTGACTAAAAAGTGGACGTCGACGCTCGGCACGGTCGAGATTTCGGCTGGCAATGGTCGCGACGGCACGGCGTGTCTGCGGGGCAGCGCCGCTCCCAATGCGACCCGGACGTTCTATGTGCAGAGGACGTTGGCTGCGCAGGCGACATGGATCGTGGGGGTGGCCTTCAAGCCGAGCAATGATGGCATCGAGCACGGGATCTTCACCCTGCTCGATGGCGTAACACTGCATTGCGATCTGCGGCGCAATGGGGACGGCACGTTGAAGGTGACACGGAATGGTACGACGCTGGGCACGTCGGTGGCGACGATTTCGGCGGGTAGTTGGTACTACGTCGAGCTGAAGGCGACCATCAGCGATGCGGCCGGCGTCGCGGTCGTGCGTCTCAACGGCGCCGAGATATTGAATTTGAGCGGCGTGGACACGCGGAATGGCGGTAACGCCTCGGCCAATGTGATTCGGTTGGGGACGACGAGCGCGTGGGCGTCATTGGCGGTGCAGGCGGATTTTGATGATCTGTACATCTGCGACGCCCAGGGCGCCGCGAATAGCGACTTTCTCGGTGATGTGCGGGTGGAGGCGCTGCTGCCGAGTGGGGCGGGGAACAGCGCGCAGTGGACGCCGAGCGCGGGGGCGAATTACGCGTGCGTGGATGATACGGCGCCGGACGGGGATACGACGTATGTCGCCAGTTCGACGGCGGGGCACAAAGACACGTATGCGCTGGGCGATCTGGTTTCGACGGCGGGGACGATCTTCGGGGTGCAGACGAACCTGGTGGGGCGCAAGGATGATGCGGGCAGCCGAACGGTGCGGCCGGTACTGCGGCTGAGCGGCACGGAGGCGACCGGCGCGACGACCGGGCTGAGCGATTCGTATCTGGATATTCTGGATATCTTCGAGACGGCGCCAGGCGGCGGGGCGTGGGACATGGCCGGGGTGAATGGGGCGGAGGCGGGGGTGGAGTTGGTGGCGTGACGGGGCGATCCTTCGACTACGCCGGGCACACGCCGCCCGGCTCCGCTCAGGATGACAGGTGCGCACCGGCAAACGGCCGCCGGTGCGCCGCTCAGGATGACAGGGGCAGGTTGAGAGGAGGCGACGGTGGCCGGGCGGGTGAGTCAGGTGGTGGTCGAGGCGGCGCTGGCGCCGAGCACGGTGGCCGGGCGGGTGAGTCAGGTGGTGGTCGAAGTGGTGCATCCGTTGATGCGGCAGGCGGTGATCAGCCAGGTCGTCGTTGAGGTGCTGCGGGAGTATGTGCCGGCGGTGAGCGGGCCGACGTTGGCGCAGCGGTTGCGGCATGGGATGGGGCTGGTGAACGGGGTGGTGTATGGGGCCGGTAGTGTGTAGCGATGTGGATTGACATCGAGGACCGCGCGGGGAACCGGTTGGGCGCGGGGCCGATTGTGACGGCGACGGGGTGGACGCACACGCGGCGGCTCGATCAGGCCGGGACGTTTTCGTTCCAGATGCCGGTGAGCGATGCGCGCAGCGCGTTGGCGCAGGTGAAGCGGGTGGCGCGCTGCTGGACTGTCGAAAACGGGACGACGCGTGAGTTGGGCGCGGGGATCATCGAGCGCCGGCAGTTGACCGTCAAGGCGGACGGTGCGACGTTGCTGGAGGTTTCCGGCGCCGATCTGTTGCGCGAGCTGGCCTATCGCAATGTCGGCGAGCTGAACCTGTTCACGACCTGCCGGGAACATCCGGCCGGCGTCATGCTGTTGACCGTGGATCCGCCGGCGACGCTGAGCGAAGCCGCGTGGACCGATGGCGCGGTGGGCGATACGGCTACGGCCGCGACGGTGCCCAGCCTGGACGCCGGCGGCGCGCAGTTCCTCTATGTGTCGGCCGGCCGCCAGTTCAACAAGCTGCATTTTGTGCTCAGTAGCGGGCAGAGCGTGGTCACGGATCTGCATGTGCAGTACTTCGATGCGGAGAGCGCCGGCTGGAACGATGTGACAATTGTCGAAGATACGACGGCGGTGGGCGGTGCGCCGCTGGCGCAGTCGGGCTATCTGACCTGGGATGCGCCGGTGGGGTGGATCACGGAGACGACAACGGACACGCCGGTCTATGATATCCGTATTTTCCCGGATGCGACGTTGGGCGATGTCGGGCTGGCGGATGTTAGCATCGCGTATGATGCGCCGACCGAGACGGCGCTGTCAACGCTCATGGCGCTGGCGCCCAGTGGGTGGAGCCTCGATACGGTGGCGGGCTACGCTGAGACGCAGCCGGCGCAGGAGATCGGGGCGAACCGGGTCGCGAACGGCGATTTCGCCGCGTACACGGGCACGCTCGATGACGGGAATAGCGACACGTTTACGGCCTGGACGAATGCCGATGTGGACGATCCCAACGGCGATACGGTCGAAGCGGTGGCCGGCGGCAGCGGCGCGGTGTGGTTGAAGATCAGCACGGGGGGCACGACGGGGGCACGGCCCAGCGTGGGACAGGCATTGACCGTGACGCCGGGGACGGATTATCTGCTGACCTTTTGGAACAAGGGGGACGGCAGCGGCGGGGCGGGGGCCTGGCGGCTGTACGACGAAGCGGGCGGCACGGCGTTGAGCGCGTTGACGGAGACGGGCAATGCGACGACGACCTGGACCCCGGCCCGCATCCGGTTCACGGCGCCGGCCAATCGCACGACGGTGTATCTGCGGCTGTGGGGGCCGGCGGCGGACGATCCGGGGGCGGCCTGGTTCCACACGGTCAGCGTTAAGCAGCGGCTCGGCGGCGAGGTGTATTTGACGCTGAACGGCGAGACGGTGCTCGAGGCGCTGAATCGGCTCAGTGAGCAGACGGGCGAGCACTTTATATTGGGCAGCGGACGGCAGGTGCGTTGGCTGCGCAGTGATGCCACGGCAACGGGTGTGCGCCTGACCACGGGCGGCGCGCTGGCCGGCGCAGACGATGCGCGCACGGCCTGGCTGGTGAGCCTGGATGAGGTGCTGGATGCGTATGACCTGGTCAGCCGGGTCTATCCGTTGGGCGGCGGCACGGGCCAGAACCGGGTGGATCTGACCCACTGCACGCGGCCGGCGCCGGACGGTTATACGCTCGATCTGACGGCGGGCTATTTGGAGCGCGATGCGGCGGTGACGGCGCTGGGGCGCATTGACTATCGGTTGGATTTCCCCGACATCAATGCGGCGGCGCCCGATGCTACGCAATTGGCGTTTGCGGCGAACAGCCTGCTCGAGCGGGCGTATGTCTGGCTGAAGCGCCACAGTGCGACTTCGACGGATCCATTGACCGGCGATGCGCCCCGCGCGTATCGGGCGACGGTCGTCAAGTTGCTGCAAGCCGTGCTGCCCGGCTACACCGTCCACCTGGCGTATCGGGAGGTGTGCGCGGGCGTGGTCACGGTGCAGATCGCCCAGGACGTGTGTGTGTTGAGCAGCACGGTGCAGGTGGATGGGCGCGGCGTGCGCACGGTGGCGCTGGAGTTGGGGACGGTAGATCAGCCGTTGGGCAGCGATACGGAGTTGCTGGCCTATATCCTGCGCCAGCAGCGGGCGAGTCGGGCGCAGACGCCGGCCAACGAACATTATAGTTCGTCGGGCGCGGGGGTGATCGTCGGTGCGGGGGTGCGCAATGGCCGGGTGACGGGGGTCGTGCGGCGGCTGGGGATTACGGAAGACGTGCCGGCGACGGCCACGTTGCAGGTGCGCAATGGCGTGGTGACGGGGTATACTACGTAATGGCCTATAAGCGGGTGCTGTTTGTGGCGCCGGGAGATAGCGGGCTGGATGTGCTGCCGGAGATTGATGCGCTGTATGAGTTGGGGTATCAGACGCAATCGTTGCAGGGGCGGGTGACGCGGCAGCGGTTGTTCGATGCGGTGCGGCGGCAGGAGTTCGATGTGATCCACGTGGCGGCGCATATCGGGCCGGCGGGGGTGCAACTGTCGGACGGGGAGCTGCTGGATGGGCCGGCGCTGGTGCAGGTGGCGCGCTCGTGCAAGGCGACGCTGGTGTTTCTGAATGGCTGCGAGAGCGCGGAGCTGGGGCAAATGCTGGTGGATGACGATGTGCCGGCGGTGATTTGCACGTTGGCGACAGCGCCGGATGTGGTGGCGAAGGAGACGGCGCAGACGTTCTATCGGTTGCTGGTGCGGCACGAGGATCTCCGCCAGGCGTATCACGATAGTAAGCCGGCGGCGCTGCGGGGCGGGTATACGTTCCTGTCGGACGGCAAGCTGATCGAGATGCAGTTCGGGCCGATCATCAGCCGGCTGGATCTGTTGGCGCAGGCGCAGACGCAGGATGCGGTGGAGCACGCCGATTTCCGCAAGCTCCTCGCCGATATTTGCATCGAGCTGGGGGCGTTCCGGGAGATCGCCGGGAACCTGGGGCGGTTCAAGAGTTCAATGATCTGGGTGCTGGTGGTGGGGCTGACCGGTTCGCTGGCGGTGCAACTGCTGATGACGTTCATTGGCCGGGATCTGGTGCGGTGAGCGAGCCGGTGGCGCTGCTGCTGGCGTTCGGCTTTGGGCTGGCGTACAATGCGCTGCTGACCCGGCGGATGGCGGCCGACGGCGGGCGGCCGCGGCCGATGGCGTTGTGGGTGGTCGGCGGGGTGCTGGCGACGTTGGCGCTGTCGGCGCTGGTGGAGCACCAGACGATCCGCCTGGTGCTCCACTGGCAGGGGCGGCCGATCCAACTGACGAATGCGCAACATGCGGCGTTGTTCGAGTTGCGCTTTTTTGTGGCGACCGGTGCGCCGCTGGCGGCCGGGAGTTTGTGGCGCTATTGGCAGCGTTTATAGTTGGTGATCTACGGGGCCGTGTTCCTGGTGGGCGGTGGCCCGGTCGGTGTCAACGAGGGCCAGGTAGCTGCGGAGCACTTCCAGGGTGGTGTGGCCCAGCATGGACTGCAGGATGTAGATGTTCATGCCGGAACGCAGGCTCCACAGGGCGAAGGTGCGGCGGAAGGTGTGGGGGTGGCAGTGGGCGACGCCGGCGCGCCGGCCGATGCGCTGGCAGGTCTTGAGGAGCAGGTTGCGGGTGAAGGGGCGGGCGTCGGTGGTGGTGAAGAGCGGGCCGGTCGTGCGGCCCAGCAGATGTTTGAGCACCTCGCGCTTGGTGCGGGCGCCGATGTAGGTGGTGCGGGGCTTGCCGCCCTTGCCCGCGCGCACGCGGACGGCGCCGGTGGCGAGATCCACGTCGGGGACGGTGAGGGCGCAGAGTTCGGAGGCCCGGACGCCGGAATCTATGAGGAAGAGCAGCAGCGTCTTGTCACGGGCGTTGGCGGCGGCGGCCAGCAGTTTGCGGAAGTCGTCACGGGTGAAGGCGGGGCCGATGGCTTTGCCGGGCGGTGGGATGGTGACGTTGCGCAGGGGGTCGGTGGTCAGCAGGTCTTCGGCGGTGAGGAAGCGCAGCCAGGCGCGCAGGGCGCGGCCGTAGTCGTGGACGGTCCAGGCGGTGTATTGGCGCTCGGCGAGGTCGCGCAGGTAGCTGCGGATGAGTTGGGGCGTGATTTCGTCGGCATAGAAGACGCCGTGATCGTGGAGCCAGGCGTTGGCGCGGGTGAGCAGGTCGCGATAGTTTTCGATGGTGCGCGGGGCGCGGCGCTCGGCGCGTTTGGCGTCGAGGAACAGGTCGAGGGCGGTGGCGAGGGGCAGGCGGACAGGTGGCAT